TTATAAAATATCGTCAAACTTTGAAAGTTCTTTTAACTTTACATCTTTTGTTAAATGACTGTATGTTTGGATTGTTTGTCTAACATCGGTGTGTCCTAACTGTTCTTGAATTACTTTAATATTTGAGTTTTTGGCCACCATAAAAGAAGCGAAAGAGTGCCGCAATCCGTGGAAATTTATATAATCAAGATTGTGCCTTTTCAATAACTTTACCCATTCATTTGTGATACTGTTTATATGATTCGGGTATCCGTATGGATTGGTATATAGTAAATCAAGAGGTTCTCCATTTTCGTCAATTGCTGGTTCCCATGCATCGCCGCATAACTCTTTTTGTTTCCTATGTTCTTTCATATATTCTTTTATCTCCTCCATAAATTTATCTGGAACTATAACAGTTCTGGCTAATCCGTTTTTAGGAGGGCCCAGCAGGAACTTTTTTTGTTCGTGATCATAATGTAATTGTGCATCGATTAAAATCGTATTATTATTAAAATTAACAGAGTGGTGGCGTATACCTAAGATTTCAGACCGTCTTAGTCCTAATACTGCTGCCATTTTTATTGCTATTCTTTGTTTCGGTTGCACTCCTTCAAGTACTTTGAATAAAATCAAAAGTTCCTCTTCATTGTAATAACTCTTTTCTCGATGTCGCTTATCAACATTTGGTTCTTTTATTTCTTCCATGGGATCATTCTCTTTAGAGATAAACTTCCATGTTATAGCCTTCGTAAATATACTTTTCAGGATCAGATACTTGCCTTTCAAGTTTTTTCGTCCTGAATCTTTCTCATAAGCAAAAAATTCCTCGATATCAATCGGTTTAATCTTGCTTAATTTCATACCTTTGAAAAATGGAATGATGTAATTTGTTAGTGTGCTATTGTAAGTTTGATAGGTTCTTAATCTTAAATTCTTTTTCACATGCAACTTCATCCATTTTTCCAATACAAAAGCTTCAAATGAAATTTCCTCGTTTTTGGTTACCTTATTAGATGTTGCCACCTCAAGTTCAAATTCCTTTATAGCCTTTTTAATCGCTCTATCAGATAGACTCTTCATACGTACAGTTTTTGTAAAACGAATGCGCCGTCCTCTATCATCATAGCCTTCTTCCACGGTAATTTTTATTCGTGGTTCACCTTTTTTAGTAGGGTTTAAAATTTCATAACTTGCCATAGCTTTTCTCCTTTCTCCTTTCTATTATCTATTTTTTTATTAACTTCACATGAGAACCACCACCTTTAGGGAATGTATGTTCTGTTTTAGGGTAAAAAATTTTTAGGTGTTTAAAGCCAATCGAACATTTCAATGACGCCCAAGGGTTCAAAGCAAACTGTGAAATTATCAATAGATACATATAATCCGTATTTACTCTTGTACCATTCCAAGGCAGCATCTAAAAAGTCTTCTGTAACATTAAGAAAATCTGCAAGTTCGTAGCGATTTACTATGTGTAATTTGTGTGCTTGTATTATTTTAGAAAAAGGGATAAGTCTCTCGTATGCCCAAGCACGGGCCCTTAACTCTTGTTTGCGATTCTCTATACTGGATAGATCAAGGATATCACCAGCAGTTGTGTGATGATGTCCTATCTCTTCAGTAAGTATGCAGTATTTTTCGATGATGGAGGGTAACAATTTGTTTATCCATATGACATTGTCAGCATATAAACCTTTACTTTTCATGCCATTTTTTTCGTATACCTCTATATCTAAATTGTCACATTCCTTTAATAATTCATCATATAAATACATGGGCTATTCCCCTTTTTGTTTGCGCGCCTCACGTCTCATTGCTACAAAGCGTTTAAATTCTTCAATCTCTTCTAATTCTTCTTCAGTCCATTCGTCGCCTTCATGGTGAGCAGCAATGGTATGAACCGTATTATCCTCTGGAATACTTTTTATATTTGTTCGTCCTACTAGATAATCAATTGAGACGTTAAAATAATCTGCTACCTTCTCTAATGTTTCAGCTTTAGGACTTTGTGTTTTTAAAGTGTAAAAGTAGTTTTCGCCAAGTCCCATATCTACAGCGACTTGTTTTAGATTTTTTCCTCTGCTTTTTGCTAATTGTTTTATCCTTTCAAACATTGTCATATCAATAATCTCCTTTAAGCAAGAGATAAAATATATCAAAAAGTACACAACTAGATAAAAATAGTTGACTTGAGTACTCTGTTGAGTTATTATCATCTCATAAGCTAAGTTATTAGCTAAAAAAGAGTACAAAAAATACGACCTATGTAAACACATTATTTCGTTGGGGAACGGGTAAAGTGTAGGTTCCAAAGGCTTTATAAAGTCTTATTTAGCTATGCTTAAATAGTACTCTACAGAGTAATTGTTGTCAATGCTATAAGCTAATAATTTAGCTTATAACTTCCAATTAGTTGAAGCGCTGTGATACCGAGCCAATGACGGTATAACTATTCGAACTTATAGCTGATACGACGGTAGCAACGTTAGAACAGGAGAAAAAAGGGGGTGCAGCAAAGTGGACATAGATAAAATTACAAATCTTTCTGAACATCTTATCAGTTTAAATCTATCTGAATGGAATCGAATTAAACAAGCTGTTGATACTTGCTTTAGTTCAAAAGTCGCCAAGGTGGAGCTTGACGACTCGAAAGAACTAAAACAGAATTTGATGGTTACATTCCATCTTCAACGATCTGAATAAAAATAGGATTAATTCTATAATCCTTACCCTTGTAGTGAATATAAACATAATCTAGCTGATACATTGTATGCTCTTCGGTTCTTTGGTTGGGACTCCAAATTTCTGCATTTTCTTCCCACCATATAAATGGCCTTGTCATGTTCGAACCCATTACGCAGTTTTCATCATCTGATAGATTTACCCATTCACCTATGAGGTTAGCATATACATGTTTCATATACAATCACCTACCTTTCTAGGTGAATTATACCAAATTTATATAGATTACTATATCGGTTCTTATAGCAAAAACGTGACGGTTGCGACGTTAAATGTTTTTTTGAAAGGAGGCTAAGGTATGTCAGAAGAGTTAGGTGCTCTAGTACGTTCAGCATTATTCAAGCGAAAGTGGAGCCAAAAGAAACTGGCAGAATTGGTCGGTATTTCAGATGTCTATCTATCAGACATTATTCGTGGTAATAAAACGGGTCCCAAAGCACAAGAGCATATCAAACACATTCGTAAAATTTTAGAAATTTAACGTGTCCCATTAGTTGTTAGAGAGGAAGTGAAAGTATGACTGAGAAGATTAGGGCAGTAAGAACAGTAGATAAATTAATGCAGTATTTAACTGAACATAATTGTCCTATTGGAAAATCAACTCTTTTAAATTTAATTCATAGTGGTGAAATACCTCATGTAAAACTCACTTCACATATATGGATATTTCATTTAGATGCTATTGACCAATGGTTGCAAGGGGAGTGGAAAAAGGAAGGAGTGTGAAACCAAATGAAAACAACACCACAACAATGGCTAGCAATGTCGGATGAGGATAAGCAGGCTGAGTTGAATAAGCGAGTGAAAAGGAGGTCATTAAGGTGAATCCAGTGAACATTAAATCAGTTCCAGTTGCATTGGTTGGTGAAGCATTAACTAGCAACGTTAGCCCACTGTATGAATTACACCAAATCGCCTATGAGTTACCTTTAAACGTTTTATCAGATGTGAAACAGCGTATAGGCGATTGGCTTGCCAGCGGTGGCAAAGAAACAGATCCATACATTAAGCAACAAGTGGCCTATGCCAAAAATGTTTACCAAGCCCTGAAAGGCGGTGGGATTAATTGCGGAACACATTAGGAGATTTAAACAACCATTTATTTGCACAGCTTGAACGCTTAAATGATGAAGATTTAAAAGGTGATCAGCTAGTAGAAGAAATTAATCGTGCGAAGGCTGTTACAGATGTAGCTAACCAAATCATTGCTAACGGTTCATTAGTTTTAAAGGCTCAAACTGTATATGATGATCATCTTAACGCAGATGCCAAAAAACCGAAGCTATTGGAGGGGTAAAATGTGCATTGGTGGTCGAAAGAAGAGCTTGAATATTTAAGGGAACATTATGTTTCACATTCAAAGAAACAATTACTTGAAATGTTCAATACTCATTTTAATTTAGCTATTTCAATGGGACAACTCACGGGAGCATTAAGTCGCTATCAGATTCTTAGCGGAAGAACTGGATGTTTTAAAAAGGGTCATGTTCCAGCTAATAAAGGGTTGAAGGGCGTTACAACAGGTGGCATTGAAACTCAATTTAAAAAGGGCCATCAGCCGAAAAACTATAAGCCTGTGGGTACTGAGCGAGTTGATCGAGACGGTTATGTACTAATTAAAGTTTCGGACAAAGGTGCTTGGCATGAACGTTGGCGCCATAAACACAAAGTCATTTGGGAAGAAGTGAATGGGCCAATACCGAAAGGCAGTGTCCTGATTTTTCTTGATAGAGATAAGCAAAATATTATTTTAGAGAATTTACAATTGATTACTCAAGCCCAGTTGGCAAGAATGAACCAAAATAAATTATTCTATCAAAATCCAGAGCTAACTAAGACTGGTGTCGTAATTGCAAATATTTATGCAAAAATGGGAGCTCTAAATCGAAAGGGGAAAGCAAAATGAAATCAACAGGTATTGTTCGCAAAGTAGACGAGTTAGGTCGTGTGGTTTTACCAAAAGAATTACGCCGCACATTAGGTATTGAGGAAAAGGATCCAGTAGAAATCTACATTGATGGTGACAAAATCATATTAAAAAAATATCTGCCAAATGCTGAAAAAGAGGATGTAATTTCATCTTTAGAAAAAATGGCGGCTGGTGCAAAAAATCCAAATGTTATTGATGTTATTGATCGCGCTATTAAATTAATTCGGTAGGTGAAAAGAATGAATGATTGTCTTTTAGAAGTCTTGGGAGATTACTTTGTAAAATATGATCTGGTCAATAAAGGATGGGAGTTTCATGAATTTGTTGCCGAATGGCAACGAGGAACCATCGTGTTGGACCAAAAATAAAAGCCCATTACCGCAGCAACGGTATTAGGCTCAAAGGTAATACACCAATATCAACATTATAACATGAAAAGAGGTAATAACATATGAATTTTACATTAACTATCCAAGCACCTGGTCTTGAAAAGGCCCTAAATAACTTAGCTTCTGCACTACAAGGGAATAACCTTGTAAATAGTGCATCTGTGGTTAGCGAACCTCAAACGATGCCTCAACAACAGGTAATGCCTGAACAAATTCAACAGCCTGCAGCTGTTCCAACTTCTATGCCGCCGGTACAGCAACCAATGCCTCAACAACCTGTACCAACAACTCAAACAGCGTATTCGATGGATCAATTGGCTGTAGCTGCAACTCAACTTATGGACGCAGGAAAACGAGATCAATTAATGCAACTGTTAGCTTCATTTGGTGTACAAGCTTTAACGGCTTTACCGCAAGAACAGTATGGCGCTTTTGCAACAAAATTACGTGAGTTAGGTGCAAACATATGACAACAGCAATTAAGCACGCTGAGAGGGCGCACGCGTTACTCTCAGCCTCCGCATCGTCTCGTTGGTTGAATTGTACGCCTAGCGTTCGTTTGGAAGAACAGTTTCCGGAATCAACTTCTACTTATGCAGAAGAAGGAACGCTTGCCCATGAAATTGCCGAACTAAAGCTTCGAAAATATTATACCGAGCCTATGAGTCAACGTACTTTTAACACTCGCTTGAACAAGATGAAAAAACATGAATTGTACCAGGAAGAAATGTTAAAGCATACAGACACATACTTGGAATACCTGCAGGGCCTAACAATTGGCATGAAATCAACGCCATATGTAGCAGTAGAAAAAAGGATTGATTATAGCGCCTATGCACCGGAGGGCTTTGGTACGGTTGACTGCTTAATTATTAGTAGTGACACGCTTTATGTAACTGATTTTAAATACGGCAAGGGTGTTTCAGTGAGTGCCGAAAACAATCCTCAAATGAAGCTTTACGCGTTAGGTGCTTTGATTGAATATAGCTTTTTGTATCCAATTAAGTCTATTAAATTGGCAATTATTCAACCCCGTTTAAATAGTATTTCAGAGTTTGACCTTACAGCTGATGAATTGCTTGCATGGGGCGAAGAAATAAAACCGACTGCTCAACAGGCTTTTGAAGGTACAGGAGAATTTGTACCAGGTGAACACTGCAAATTCTGCAGGGCTAAAGCACAATGCCGAGCAAGAGCAGACCAATACAGCGCCCTGGGCGATTTTAAACAGATGAAACCGCCATTGTTGAGTAATGATGAAGTTGGCCACATCTTAGAAAAGGCACAGCACATTGAATCCTGGGTTAAAGCCTTAAAAGACTACGCCTTAACAGAAAGCTTAAAAGGCTCAGAAATAGCAGGATGGAAAGCTGTTGCCGGTCGAGGTTCAAGATCCTTTACGAATTTAGACACAGCATTTGCTCACTTGAAAGAAAACGGTATTGATGAAGCCTTGCTTTATGATCGTGTACCGTTGACTGTTTCACAAATTGAGAAAGTCTTAAAAACGGAACAGTTTAGAAGTTTGCTAGAAGAACCTGGTTATGTTCAAAAGTCTGCAGGTAAACCAACACTTGCGCCAATAGGTGATAAACGAAAGCAGATCTTCAATGCTCCAGATGCTTCGGAGGATTTTGCTAATGGGTGAAATTGCAGATTACCATGTTGAACAGTTTGCCTCTGGTAGATGGGGCATGAACACAAATGAAAATAAAAGGAGAAATGAAATTATGACAAATCAAAATCCAACTCGTGTTGTTACAGGTGAAGTTCGTTTAAGCTACGTGAATTTATTACGTCCTCGTGAAAATCAATATGGAGGCGAACCAAAATTCAGTACAACGATTCTTGTTCCGAAATCTGATTTCGCTACTAAACAAAGTATTGATGCTGCAATTGAAGCCGCAAAACAAATCGGAAAATCAAAAGTTTGGAACGGTGTAATTCCTCCAATGGTTGCTATTCCAGTTTACGACGGTGACGGAGTAAAACCTTCAGATGGTATGCCGTTTGGTGAAGAATGTAAAGGTCACTGGGTATTCTCTGCATCATCAAAAGTAGATCAACCGCCTAAGATTGTGGACCTTAATTACAATCCGATTATCGACCCTACAGAGGTGTACAGCGGAATGTATGCTCGAATTGCTGTTAATTTTGCGCCTTATGCTCAAGCAGGAAAAAAAGGTATTGGTTGCTACCTAAGTACGAATGTACAAAAGACTCGTGACGGAGAGCCGTTAGGGGCGTCAGCACCAGCTGCTCAAAATGATTTCGGTCCAAGTGTTGGAGGACAAGCACCTTATGTTGATCCAGCGCAATTACCTTTTAACCAATCTCAATATGGTCAACAGCAACAATCGATGCCGCAACAGGGATATGGTCAGCAACCACAATATCAACAACAGCCGCCAGTGCAACAAGGGTATGGTCAACAGCAACCAATGCCGCAACAAGGATATGGCCAACAACAGCAACAACCTGCACCACAGCAACAGCAATTTGATCCAATTACTGGCGCGCCAATCGGTGGCGTGTATGGGCTATGATTCAAACATTAAATATCGACATTGAGACGTTTAGTAGCGTTGATATTAAAAAGGCGGGATTGTACAAATATGTGCAATCCCCCGATTTTCAAATACTGCTTTTTGCGTACTCAGTGAACGGCCAACCTACTCAGATTATTGACTTAGCACAGGGAGAAACGATTCCGCAAAACATTATTCAAGCTTTAGCAGATCCTTATGTGACAAAGAACGCCTATAATGCAGCCTTTGAATGGTACTCATTAAGTAAGTTCTTTAAAACGCCTTTAGAACAATGGCGCTGTACGATGTTTCACGGCTTGTATTGTGGGTTTACATCCGGTCTTGGGCCAACAGCTGCCGCGCTGGGATTACCGCAAGATAAAAGGAAAATGACTGCAGGTACAGCTCTGATTAAACTGTTTTGTACACCGACAAAGCCAAACAAGAAAAACGGAGGACGTACTCGCACATTACCTCATCATGTGCCTGAAAAATGGTTGCTTTTTAAAGATTATTGCGTGCAGGACGTTGAAGTTGAGAAAGAAATCGCGAGACGGTTATATCGTTTTCCAGTACCGCAAGCCGAACAGCAACTTTGGGAGCTAGATCAACAAATAAATTTAAGAGGTGTAAAGATAGACCAGGAGCTAGTAAATGGCGCTTTGCATGTTGATGCCTTAACTACTGCAGCGCTAACAATCGAAGCTTCAAATATTACTAAATTGGCCAACCCTAATAGTACTCAGCAACTAACTGAGTGGCTAGAAAATAAAGGAATCCAGGTTGAAAACCTTCAAAAAGAGACTGTTTCCAATTTGATAAATGAGTCAACCGGTGAAGTAAAACGAGTCTTAGAGATCCGGCAGGAGCTTTCAAAAACAAGCGTAAAGAAATACCAAGCAATGATGGCAGCCGTTGGTGAAGATGGGCGAGTAAGGGGACTATTACAACACTATGGAGCGAACCGGACAGGAAGATGGGCCGGCCGATTAGTGCAGGTACAAAACTTACCACGAAATTACCTGGATACATTGGGGCTTGCTAGAGATCTTGTAAGTGCTAAGAAAGTTGAAACACTTAAACTCATTTACGGCAATGTACCTGATACGCTATCTCAACTTGTTCGAACAGCTTTTATTCCAACTAAGGGTAATACCTTATTAATTTCAGATTTTAGCGCTATTGAGGCGCGTGTCATAGCCTGGCTAGCAGGTGAGCAATGGCGATTAGATGTTTTTAATACGCATGGCAAAATTTACGAGGCCTCAGCTTCACAGATGTTTGGAGTTCCACTTGAACTGATTAAAAAGGGCAATCCCGAATATGAGTTGCGACAAAAAGGAAAAGTGGCCGAGCTTGCTTTAGGGTATCAAGGAGGATCTGGAGCGCTTATACAAATGGGGGCCTTGAATAACGGCTTATCAGAAGACGAGTTACCGGACATTGTAAGGCGCTGGCGGTCTTCAAACAAAAGAATCGTAGATTTGTGGTACTCATTAGAAAATGCTGCCCTTGCAGTATTACGAACAGGGCAACCGGTGGGCGTGAAAGGCTTACTATTTGCCAGGGAAAGTGATATTCAAAACGGATTAGATTTCTTAACTGTCTTACTACCAAGTGGCCGCAAATTGTACTATGCAAAGCCTTTTCTTGCTGAAAATGATTTTGGTAAAGAAGCTATCCATTATTGGGGCATGGATCAAACAACTAAGAAATGGAGTAAGGTTTCCACTTATGGTGGCAAATTAACCGAGAACATTGTTCAGGCCATTGCACGCGATTGCTTGGCTGAAACATTAAAACGTTTAGAAATATCAGGCTATGAAACCGTAATGCACATTCATGATGAGGTTGTACTTGATGTGCCGGTGCAGCTAGCTGATTTAGATAAAGTGGCAGCCATTATGGGCCATCCTGTAGCATGGGCGCCAGGATTACCGTTAAATGCCGATGGATTTATTTCGGCTTACTATATGAAAGATTAGGAGGGTGAAAGTATGTCCTATGAAGATCATTTTAATTCTATCGTTAAAAAATTACGATCAGAGGCACAAAGCATTAAAGGGAAATTAAGAGCGCAAAACATTGACCGTGATAAAAAATGGAGGTTAGAAAATCAATTGGTCAATCTTCAAAATACAATTTCACAGTTTGACACCAAGAAAGTAAAACCTCGAAAACTTTCAAACGGATCCGTGGTAAACGTGTTTATTCTTGATGCTTTTTTAAAGAAATTGAAACAGTTTGACCATGAATTAGTTGAAACAAATGATGGGCTAGAATTGCGGTATTGGTCCAAAAAACTACCCGATCAGTCCAAAGGAAAAATGATTTTTTATGCCTTGGATCGGTACTTGCTCTTCGAAATCCCTCTTTTAGAAGAAACTTATGGGGGTTGTTAAATATGAAAAAGATGATTGAAGATTTACTGGATTACAAACAAAAAATACAAAGTATTTTTGGGGTAATGCGTGACATTGAAGATAATTTAATGGGCATGGAATTGAAGTATCAAGGCAATTACGCAAGCATTATGTACGTTGATGGAAATACACAAAATGTTCGTTTGTACGTTGAAAATGAAGATGGTGAGAATTGGGAAGTAGATTTACCATTACGAGAACTTGTGAAACTAGTTGGTTAATGGCTACTGCACAAAGATTTTGTTCAGAGAGGATGAAAAATAGATGGATATGAGAGATGCAATGGAATTAACAAAAAAGTATTCAGCTTGTCCAGAATGCGGTAACGATAAAGTAGGTGGAGAACCATCACAAGGAGCTTTAATAATCGAGGATGAAATTTTTACACGGAGTTGTAAATGTGGATGGTCTGTAACAGTAGATCAAAGAATCAAACATGTAGCTACTCTTACAAATCGTAGAAGTGGAAAATTAGTTGGAGGCGTTTATGAAGTCCGTATACATGGCTATGGCCATAAGTTTTTGCCTTTACTTGAACTTAAAGAAAAATCAGGTGTAAAGAGAATAGATCATAATTCAAAAATTGAGAATTGGCTTAATAGCCGTGAAGGTCGTAAATGGACTTTGGAAGTGCCTGAAGCAAGCCCATTTTAAAAAGAGGCAACAGGAAGGATGAATGCTGCTATGCAAAATAACAGGCAAATAACAATATCAGCAGCTGGCAGCAGGAAAGCGACTGTATGGCCTGCTCAAAAATTATATTGGTCGGAATTTATTGAACGATTAAGAACACCAATACGAGGCACAGAAACGTTAGAAGAATATCTGAAAATGACTAAATCCGAACAGGACGAGCTTAAAGATGTTGGGGGCTTTGTAGCAGGTGAATTACTGAATAACAGACGTAAAGCTACCAACGTATTAAGCCGTGACATTTTAACGCTTGATTTAGACAATATTCCTTCTAGTGGTACGCAAGATGTACTTAGAAGGTTAGAAGGTTTAGGGTGCGCTTATGTAACTTATAGCACGCGTAAACACCATGAGAGCAAGCCACGTTTACGCGTGCTTGTTCCATTTAGTAGAACTGTTACAGCTGATGAATATGAGCCTTTAGCACGTAAAATAGCATCGATTATTGGGATTTCTTTTGCGGATCCTACGACATTTGAAGCTTCTAGGCTTATGTATTGGCCAAGTTGTTCGGCTGATAGCCAATATGTGTTTCAATATGGTGATAAACCGTTTCTTGATGCTGATGGTGTTCTTGCTATGTACGGTGACTGGCGCAACATTCAGGAATGGCCAGAAGTACCAGGGGCAGGGCAAACGCATGTCCGTTTAGCAGCCAAACAAGGGAATCCATTAGAAAAGCGTGGTGTAATCGGTGCCTTTTGTCGCCAATACGATATACACGCAGCCATTGAGACATTTTTACCTGGTGTATATACACCAACAGATGACGGTAGTGGACGTTACACATTTATTGAAGGCTCAACCGTTGGCGGGGCTGTTATTTATGAAGATGGGCTATTCCTTTACTCGCACCATGCAACGGATCCGTGTAGTGGGAAACTAGTAAATGCTTTTGATTTAGTGCGCTTGCATAAATACAGCGAATTAGATGATGAAGCAAAGGCAGATACGCCAGTAAATAAATTACCTTCTTTCGTGCAAATGAGTTCATTCGCTTTAAATGACGCCGGTGTTGCGGCCATTATGAACCAGGAACGCTATGAACGTGCAGTTGCAGACTTTGGCCAACCGCAGAATGCAGCAACGACAGAGGATGAAGTGAGTTGGATTCACAAATTAAAATTAAATCCTGCAAATGGTCAACCACAGCGAACAAGTGAAAATGTGCTAATTACTTTAGAAGGAGATACAAATTTACGTGGCCGGATCCGGCTTGATGAATTTGCAAATGCAATTGTCGGTTTTGCACCGATGCCCTGGGCGCCCCGCGATCAGGAACAAGGTTCATTTCAATGGGGTGAAAACGATGATTTCGGCCTAGCAATCTATTTGGAAAAAGTGTTAGGTTTTCAGTCAAGAGACAAGATTAAACCGGCATTAAATCAGTGTGCTGCACGTAACCGGTTTAATCCTGTTACAGAATACTTAAACAATGTTATCTGGGATGGCGTGAAACGATTAGAAGCACTATTTATTGATTATCTTGGTGCGGCTGATACGCCTTATGTGCGTGCTGTTACACGTAAATCATTTGTTGCCGCAGTATCAAGGGCAATGGTTCCAGGTTGTAAATATGACACAATGCCAGTATTAACAGGGGCGCAAGGATTAGGGAAAACTACCTTAATTCAAATAATGGGGAAAGCTTGGTTCAGTAACAGCATTGAAACGTTTGAGGGGAAAGAGGCTGCAGAGTTACTTCAAGGTACTTGGATTGTAGAAGTGGGGGAAATGAGCGCTTATAATCGATCAGATTTAACGACCATTAAAGGTTTCCTGAGTCGAACATTTGACCATTACCGAGCAGCTTATGCGGCGAAAACAGAAAAGCATCCTCGTAGCTGTGTTTTCTTTGGTACTAGTAATAGAAGTGATTATTTACGAGATTCAACCGGTGGCCGGAGATTTTGGCCAATTGATGTTGGTGTGCAGAAGAATGTAAAAAGCGTGTTCCAGCATTTAAGTAGTGAAGTGGACCAGTTATGGGCTGAGGCCGTTATGTATTGGCGGCTGGGCGAGTCGCTGATATTAACTGGCGAATTGTTAGATGAAGCACAGCGTCAACAGGAGAGCCATTCAGAACAGGATCCGCGTGAAAGTCTTATTCGTGAATTTGTAGAACGTAAAGTGCCTTTAGATTGGCAGAAAAAAGATGTTAGTGAACGAAAATTGTATTGGTCAAGTGAGTTTGGCAAGTCTGATATTCAATTAGTAGAACGTGATCGGATTTGCGCAGTTGAGATATGGGTTGAGTGTTTGCAAGGCGAGATTCGCAACATGAAGCGTACAGATTCAATATCGATAAATGATGTAATCGGAAAAATGGATGGATGGGAAAAGCAAACAAATGCTTTTAGATTCGGACCATACGGAAAAGTGAAAGGCGGATTTATCAGAAATTAAAATGTCAACCTTCCGTCGTTTTTAACGTCAACTTTGGCCGATTTTGTCAACCTTCTAAAAAATGTAAAATGTCAACCTGTCAACCTCACAAAACATAGAAGGTTGACGGCAAAGTTGACGCTTGAAACCTTGCCATACCTACATTTATTTATATAAGTCAACCTTGTCAACTTTAATATAAACAAATATATAAATTAGGCATATTAGGTGGATTAGGCATATATACGTTATGCCTAAATAGCCTAATTATATATATAGGTGAAAATAGCAAAAGAAAGTAGACAAAGAATTGGAGGCTAATATTTTGAGAGAAAAAGATATAGAAACACATTTACGAAACGAGATAAAGAAAATCGGAGGCAAGGCTTATAAATGGGAGTCGCCAGGTAATGCAGGTGTACCGGATAGGATTATCTTTTTACCAAATGGCCAAGTGCATTTAGTAGAGTTGAAAGCACCAGGTAAAAAGCCAACAGCCTTACAACTAGCACAGCATCGAAAATTAGCATTACTTGGTCAACAAGTTTATGTATTAGACAGCAAAGAAGCTGTAAACGGTTTTATTCAGGATGTGATGTAAGCATGACAAAATTTGTGCCGCATAGCTACCAAAAGTATTGCATTAATAGAGTGCTAAATACGCCAGCACTTGGATTGCTTCTTGATATGGGATTAGGCAAAACTGTAATCACTTTAACAGCTATTAATGATTTGAAGTATAACCGTTTTGCAGTTCACAAAGTGTTAGTCATTGCACCTAAGAAAGTTGCAGAAAGTACTTGGTCAAAAGAAGCGTCTAAGTGGGACCATTTGCAGCTGCTACGAATTTCAACAGTTTTAGGATCTGCAACAAAACGGATGCGAGCTTTAAATACACCTGCAGATATTTATATTATTAACCGTGAAAATATTCCGTGGTTAGTAGATTACTATAGGCAAACTTGGCCATTCGACATGGTGGTGGTAGACGAGTTTTCAAGCTTTAAAAACCATAACGCTAAACGTTTTAAAGCTTTGAAGAATGTAAGGCCACACATTCAACGTATAGTCGGTCTGACAGGTACGCCAGCACCAAACGGCATGTTAGATTTATGGGCACAGATATATTTACTTGACGGGGGAGAACGTCTTGGAAAACATATTACCGGATTTAGAGAAAGATATTTTGAACCGGATCAACGCACAAGAGATCGAGTATTTTCATACGCACCTAAAGCTGGCGGAGAGGATGCCATTCAAAACTTAATAGGCGATATATGCGTATCGATGAAAGCTGAGGATTATCTTGAATTACCGGACATTACATACAACACAATTCCGGTAATGCTGGATAACAAAGCACAAAAGGCGTATGAGAAGTTAGAGAAGGAAATGCTACTAGAAATCGATGAATCAACAATAGATGCAGGATCAGCAGCTGTTTTGACTAATAAGCTATTACAACTTTGTAACGGAGCTGTTTATGATGAAGATCGAAAAATTGTTGACGTTCATGAATGTAAAATTGAAGCCTTTAACGAGCTAATCGAAGGGCTAAACGGTAAGCCAGCACTTGTCTTTTATAACTTCCAACATGACAAAGATCGGATCCTGAAAGCACTTAGCAAAACAGCTTTAAAAGTAAGAGAATTGAAGACGCCACAAGATGAAACAGACTGGAATAATCGTCAGATAGATATTTTATTGGCACATCCTGCTTCTGCAGCGTATGGCCTTAACCTACAACAAGGAGGGAATCATGTTGTATGGTTCGGCCTAAATTGGAGCCTGGAATTGTATCAGCAAGCCAATAAGCGTTTACACCGACAAGGGCAAACAGAAAAAGTAATCATTCACCACTTAACTGTTTCAGGAGGCGTGGATGAGGATGTAATTTCTGCATTATTAGATAAATCGAGTACCCAGGACCATTTAATGAACGCCTTAAAAGCAAGAATTGAGAAAGTTAAAGCAGAATAAAGAGGTGACGCAATGAAACAAGCTAAATTAATCGAAGAGGTAACGCAAATCGCAACATTGAAAGCTATCGAAGTTTTTAACGCCCAGAAAGAAGAAGAGTTGCAACGTGAAAAGGATAAACGGTTGCATAACACCAAGTTGTTACTGAAACATTATCAAGAGTTCAAGCTTTATACAGATAAAACTAGAGGCGCAAATTCATCTCGACTATCAGCAGATGAGAAAAATATATTAGCTACAATCACATTTGGGGAGAGAGAAGAGATTATCAACTCTATCAAGGAGACGACTAAGCGCACAGTGGCCATGGTGGAGTATATAGACAAAGCCCTCGAAACACTAGAATTTATGTATAAGCAAGAAAAGAATGAGCGTGATTATAATATCTTGAAAAAGCGATATATGGAGAGCTGGACTATTCCTAAACTGTCTGAATTTTATCACATGCATGAGCGTAGCGTGTATAAGGTACTTGATAGTGTAGCAGAAAGACTATCTGTGTTGCTGTTTGGTATTTATGGGGTTGACAAGTAGGACAGAAAACGAGCAACACAAGGGCAATAATACTGTGATAGTATGATAACATGCAATATTTTTAGTAGCCAACAAGTTATCAAATCCCCTTTGAGCTTGCTGGCTTTTTCTGTTTGATTTTGCTGAAAATATAGGTTATAATAAACAGAACAAATGTTCTGATTGGTTCTTTTGTTTTACCTTCGAAACCATATACTGTATGATTAATATAAATATTGCATATAGTAAAGGGGAAATAAAAAGTGCCAAGAAAATACATTCGTTTTAATTATTTTACAATTCACTTAGTACCACAAGGATTACCAAATAATATGGGAGACAGAAATTTCGAAGCTCCTTGGGATATGCGTCCATTACTTGATTTTTTATCAGTAAGAAGAAACGTTATTCAAGGAGATGTTAATGTTGGAAATTATGTTGCTGAATTAGATAGAGAATCAGTTCTTTATGATGTGAGAAATGGATTATATTCATTTCAAGTTTCCAAGTTAAGAGAAAATAACATTCCTTCTATTAAAAGTATTGGTACTCCTAGAGTCGACATTACGCTAGAAGAAAATCAGTATATTGGGGAATTTGTTACTACAGTATTTGATCCTACTTATTTTACTGTTGGTTTTCAATCTAATTTGTACAGTCTGAATGTTAACCAAATAGAGGTCTACTTAACTCATTTAAGAAGAAGGTTTAATGATATTCAAGGAAATGCTGATCAAGTAGAGTTAAAAGTAGAATTACGCCCAATAATAGATAACACTAAAATTAGAAAAATTAGAGATTCAGAGATATTTAGAAAAATAACAATTAAAGGTGCAGATTATGTAGCAGATGCATTGGCGGCTCAAGGTACTTTGAATCAAGTTTCTGAATTAGTGGGTCAGGCAAGAGGAGTTAGATTTGAAGTTACTTTATCAATTGGTCAAGCACCAAAAGCAGAATCTTTAGATAATGATACAATACAAGAAATTATTCGAGGTTTTATGAATATTCCGAACGAAAATGACAAGCCTAAGATAGAAATAGCTGCAAGAGAAGATATTGATTCACCCTTAGAAGTTGTAAATTTATTAGAACCGAGGCTTACAAATATTGTTAGCTTTGAAATTGAAAATAGGCAAGTCATCGGACATGAAATGATTCACAATAATTTTGTAGAAGAGTATACTGTTCCAAGAGCTACAATTGCCAGAGTAAATCGACCAATCGTATAAATTATGAGGGAGGTGAGTAGAATGACTATTCAAAAGGGATCAAATGAAGAAAGAAATTTTATTCAAAAATCATTTGATTACTGGGAAAAATATCCTTTTAGTGTTAAGTCATTAATTACAATTCTCCCCGTAACACTTTACTATTTAGGCTATATGAGTGCGATTCGCGAGAATACTGGAAGTTTTATTGGTTATGCTGCTGCTTTAATCACTCTTAACGGAGTATTCTTGACTTTACTTGTTACCTTAAAGGCTAGTCCAATATTCGAAAGATTGAAAAAGTATTTTCCGTATCTTCATGACTATTTATATACAGGTTTAAAAAAACAAATAGTTTCATGTATTATCTTCTCAATGGCTAATTTAGCAATAGCTACAGTAGGACCAATAAGTAATATATGGATTATTATTCCAGGTATTATAATATGGTCGTATTTATTAGTAGATGTTTCTTTAGGTGCTCTTTATACTCTAAAAGTAGTTACAGATTTAGCTATAAACGATGAAGATAAAAGAAAACCAATGGCATAGGGACTTTGAAATAGTTGAATACAATATAATTAAGCATGAGACCACTCTTGAGGGAGGTGGTCTTTTGTTTTGATGGCGAGAAAGAATAATTATGTAAATTACAATTTTTATTATTTTAAAGCAATTAGCATAATGGAGGTGATGCCGTTGATTGAACCTAAATTAACAGTGAAGCAACAAGCATTCGCTGATTTTTATATTGAACTAGGAAACGCCACAAATGCTTATTTGAAGGCGTATCCGAAGGTTAAGAAAGAGACAACAGCAAAGGCTGCTGGAAGCAGATTGTTAACAAATGTTAGCGTAAAAACCTATATAGACAATCGTATGGAAGAACTAAAATCAGAACGTGTAGCAGATCAGCAAGAAGTCATGGAATATTTGACAGCAGTAATGCGCGGAGAGCACACGGAAGAAACGCTACGAGGTATTGGTGAAGGAGCTCAAACGATTGACGATATCGATGTGTCTGCAAAGGACCGGATCAAGGCCGCAGAGCTTCTTGGTAAGCGATATCGCATGTGGATTGACAAGCAGGACATTACGGCTGTTGTAACACCAGTATTCGTGGATAACGTGCCAGAAGATGACTAAGCGACCACACGTTGATGTCGCAAAAGCGATAGGCGGCGGATACAATCGTTTCTGGCATAATAAGCAGTTTTATCGAGTTGTAAAAGGATCCCGAGGAAGTAAAAAAAGTAAGAATACGGCATTGAATTTCATTTACCGTATTATGAAACACCCATGGGCTAATTTATTAGTCATCCGCCGTTACTCAAATACAAATAAACAATCCACATATACTGATTTGAAATGGGCGTGTAACCAGCTAAAGGTTGCACACCTTTTTAAATTCAATGAATCACTGCCAGAGATAACCTACATTCCAACTGGCCAGAAAATCCTATTTCGTGGTTTAGATGACGAGTTGAAGATTACATCGATCACAGTAGAGATTGGGATTTTGTGTTGGGCATGGTTTGAGGAAGCGTACCAGATTGAAACAGAAGAAAAATTTCGCACCGTTGTTGAATCGATTCGAGGCAGTTATGAAGCTGAGGACTTTTTCAAGCAAATTACAATCACGTTTAACCCTTGGTCAGAACGCCATTGGTTGAAGCGTGTTTTTTTTGATCCTTCAACAAGAGAAAAGGATACGTTTGCTACTACAACTACATTCCGTGTAAACGAGTGGTTAGATGACGTTGATAGAGCTCGCTACACAGATTTATACCGCACTAATCCACGACGAGCTAGAATCGTATGTGATGGCGAATGGGGCGTAGCTGAAGGGCTTATTTTCGATAATTTTGAGGTTAAAGATTTCGCTCCTTTAGAAAAAATTAAAAGCTTGCAAAAAACTGTTCATGGTATGGACTTTGGTTTCACAAATGACCCAACAACATTAGTAAGTGCAGCTGTAGATAAAGCAAATAAAGAGATATGGATTTATGACGAGCATTACGAAAAGGCTATGCTTACTAAGGATATCTACAACATACTTGAGCAAAGAGAGCTATTACGTACTCGAGTTACAGCTGACAACGCTGAAAAACGATTGATTAAAGAGCTAAATAATTTGGGGGCTCGCGGCGTGAAGGCGGCTGCTAAAGGCAAAGGCTCTGTAATGGAGGGTATTAACCTTTTACAAGGTTATAAAATTTATATTCACCCTTCTTGTGAAAATACGATCGAGGAATTTAACACGTACACATTCAAACAAGATAAAGAGGGACGCTGGCTGAATGAACCGATTGATGCAAATAACCATATTATCGATGCCTTACGTTACGCAATGGAAAACATGAAAGCGACGATGGGCGTATTAAAGTAAAGGAGGGTTGCTATGTTAGATCGAACGCACACTGATGAATTAATTGCACATGTTAAAGCTAATACACCTGCACCAACGGAAATTATTAAAGAGCTGTATGACGCGTTTGACAGTAGCAAGATGCTTGAAGGTGTTAAGTATTATGGGGTCAATAATAAGATCAACGAGCGCAAGATTTACACATACCAAGACGAGAAGAAAGTTGAAGATCCAGACGCTATCAACTCAAAAATTCCTTCAGGGTTTCATAAGATCTTAGTGGATCAAAAGGTTGCTTATTTAGTTGGAGAGCCGATGGTGTTTGGTAGTAAATCTGATAACAAGCAGCAACTACAGTTACTAGAGGAAATCATAGGAGAGCAGTGGGAGGACACTATTACCGAAATTGTTAAAGGTGCTTCTAATAAAGGTATAGAGTGGCTGCACGTCTTCGTGAATGAGGATGGCGATTTTGATTATATGGTTGTGCCAGCTGAAAATTTCATCCCAATCTACGACTATAGCAAACGAAAAAAGCTTGCTGCAGGTATTCGATTTTATGCATTGGGAGAGATCATCAAATTAGAGGTCTACGATGATGAAATGGTCACCTATTACGAAATGATTGACGATGAAGTTTATCTGGATGCAAATGTTGAAGTGAATCCATCAGCACATTTTACAGATGCTGAGGGTATTTCAGGGATGGGATGGGGTAAGGTTCCGTTTATTCCTTTTCTAAATAACAGCGAAGAGTTGAGTGATTTACATTTTATTAAAGAGAATATTGATAACTATGACCTGCTTGTCTCTGATGCGCAAAATACGCTCTTAGATATGCAGGCTTTAATTTGGGCATTGCGAGGATATGATGGTGAGTCTTTAGCCGAGTTTATGACAAATCTAAAACGGTATAAGGCTGTCAATATAGATGCAGAGGGCGGTATCGACACAGTTCGTGCGGAGGTCCCTGTTGAAGCCTATAAAACGCAGTCGGACACATTAAAAGAGAATGTGTATACATTTGGCCAAGGTGTTAACCCTTCGCCAGACATTATTGGGAACGCACCTTCAGGTGTTGCATTGGAGAATTTATATTCTTTACTGGACATGAAAGCGTCTATGTTTGAGCGCAAAGCCACTCTTTCATTGCGTGAATTTATGTGGTTCATTCAAACGTATTGCGAACTTGCCAAAAAAGGTAATTTTGATGCACGTGATATTACGTTTACATTTAATAAGCTGCTACTTACTAACGAAGCTGAAATTGTCCAGATGGCCCGAGATAGCGAAGGCGTCATTTCTAAAACGACCATTTTAGAAAATCATCCTTGGGTAAAAGATGTGGCTCAGGAACAAGAGCGATTAGAACGTGATGAAAAATTATATGGTAAAGATTTAGAGCTCTTAGACGAGGATGATGACGATGAATCAACAGGAGATTAATCGTATTTTAGATGAGCTTGAATCCAAAGCCGAAAAGGACATCGAAAAAGTATTTAATAAGCGCCTTAAGTCAATCCTGAATCAAATGCTTAAGATGCATCAAAAGTTCGGTAAGAACGGTCAAGCTACCTGGACTGATGTAAATAAGTACAATCGCTTTAATCAAGAAATGAAGTTGATCGCTCAACAGCTTAATGCTGATTACAAAGCTATTATTAAGCTCATACGAGAGTCAGAGGAACGGCTTTACATTGAGAGATATTTAATGATGGCTTACCTCTTACAGCAGTCTACTGGTGAGGAAATGGGCTTTAAAATACCATCTGTTGAAGTGATTCAAGCAGCATTAACAAATCCAGTTGAGTTTTTGACATTACCTAAAATATTTGAAGCACACAGGAACGAAATTATCAGGCGTTTGAACATCGAGATTGCCCAGAGCCTACAAGCTGGCGAAAGCTACACAGATATGGCTATCAGGATTGAAAATGCTATGGGATGGACAAGGAAGAAAGCTACTCTAGTTGCTCGTACTGAAGGTGGTCGAGTGAGGTCTCAGGTTGATTTAGCTATTGAAGAGCAGGCAAGTAAAACAGCGAGGCTAACTAAGGTGTGGATGTCATCGCTTGATACCAGGGTTCGTAAGTCGCATAGAAAGCTAGACGGTCAGAAAGCTGATAAAGATGGTTATTACCATTATGGAAAGTGGAAGTCAAAAGCTCCGAGACTATGGGGCATCGCTTCAATGGATATTCAGTGCCGTTGCCATACGATTTTTATGGTGAACGGGAAGTTACCTGAGTATCGTCGAGGCAGAGACTACATGGACGATACCTACCAAAAAACACTGGCTGCTCGTATTGATGCTTACATGTCTGATTTAGGGCTTACTTACAAACAAGCTTTCAATAAAGCGTACAAACAAGTAAAGCCACCAAGTGTTGTGGTTCCGTTCGTGAGTTATGAAGAGTGGAAGAAAAAATTTAGTGGTGAAGGATAGCCGTAGTCATACGGCTTTTTATTATGCCTAATTCCCGTCTTTTTGGCGTTTGCAGACGTTAAAGCAACAAACCGAAACCCTATCGTGCGTACTACGATAATGCGAAATAGGAGGAATAAAACATGAAAAAAGAAGATTTAATTGCTTTAGGTTTAACAGAGGAACAAGCAGATAAAGTAATAGCAGGCTATGGTCAAATGGTGCCTAAATCGCGTTTGGATGACAAAATACAGGAACTTAAAACAGCAAACGATACTATTGCTGAACGTGATACACAGTTAAAAACATTACAGACAAAGGCAGCAGGCAACGAAGAGTTGCAAACTGAAATTACTCGCTTGCAACAAGAAAATGCAAATGCCAAAGCAGATCATGAAGCTGAATTACAAAAACGTGATTTTGAGCATGCATTAGATAGTGCGTTACGTGATGCAAAGGCAAAAAACGTTAAGGCTGTTAAAGCAATTCTGAATTTAGAAGCTATAAAGTTAGATGGTGATAAGTTATTTGGCCTTGACGAACAACTTACAGCTTTAAAAGCATCTGATGATTACTTATTTACAGCTGATGGATTGAAGGGGAATACACCTCCAAATCCAGGAGGAGGCGGTAAGCCAAAAGTGACCAAGGAACAATTCGATGCCATGAGTATTAGTGAGAAAACTGAGCTATATAACACAGACTATGAGCTCTATAAATCATTGAAAGAATAGGAGAATGAATATGAAGAAAGCAATTGGTTTACAATTTTTGAACAAACAATTTCAAAGCTTAAACATCCAGATGTTTGCTCAAACAAAAGCTGCTGATCTAATTAATCCAGAGGTTTTAGCAGATGCAATTTCAGCAAAACTGCCTAAAGCTATTCGTTTTGCACCATACGCAACGACTGACAATACGTTAGTAGGTCAACCAGGTGATACGATTACTCGCCCAAAATACGGGTATGTTGGTCCAGCTGCTGATTTACAAGAAGGTGTGCCAATGGACACTACAAAGCTCAGCATGACTACTTCCCAAGTAACGGTAAAAGAAACAGGTAAAGCAATCGAAATTACCGAAAAAGCGATTATTACAAACGTTAAAGGAACGTTAAATGAAGCTGAAAAACAACTACTTTTAGCAATGAAAGATAAAGTTGAAATCGATTATCTAGCTACTTTAAATACTTCCTTGTTATCTCATAATGCTGCACCTGTCACTCCAACTGCTATTATTGATGCTAAAGATGTTTTTGGTGATGAAGGAGAAGTTGAATGTGTACTATTTATTCACCCTAAAGACTATACAAAATTAGTGAAATCTTTATTTACTGTAGGTGGTAGTATTCAGGAAACAGCAATAGCTAAAGGCAAAGTTGCTGAATTAGTTGGTGTTAAAGATATCGAACGTTCTAATCGTTTAACTGAAGGTACAGCATTTTTACAGAAATTCGGTGCAGTTGAAATTGTGAATAAAAAAGAAGTTGACGTGAAAAAGGACGAAGATATTCTAGCTCGTACAGTTGTTGTAGCAGCCAACGCACACTATACAACTAACCTTTACAACGATAACGGTGTTGTGAAAATCGCCACTACTTAGAGAGGATATACACCTCTCTTTTTATTTGTGAAAAGGAGGGAAGAGTATGCTTTTGCGCCGTTATCATAATGTAAAAAAGGAATCTACAGAAGAGAAAGTCAATAGTTCACTAAAACAAGAAACGTCCCCAAATCTTGAAGAATTAACTGTTAAAGAGTTACGAGATTTGTGCAAAGTGCGTGGTATTAAGGGGTATTCAAATAAAACAGAAGAAGAGCTAATTGAAATGCTCTCAGGTGGTGTTGTAAATGTGGAATCCGACAAATGACGAAATCAATGAAATCATTTCATTAAATAACGATAAATCCACTACCCAATTAGTAGACCATTACACAGCACTAGCGCCTGTTCTCTACGACATTGGCTGTTCATGGACCAATAACATGTTTGACATGTCAAAGGGTGCAGATAGGCAGAAACAAAGTGCTATGAAGCTATTCATTGCAAAGGCATGTAAGTTTTTCGAAACTACTGAGTTAGGTTTAGTTAGTAGATCCATGGGGACGGTGGCTTATTCATTTTCAGACGAGATTCCAGCAACAGTTTATAAGCCATTAAAGCCATATAGAAAGCTGAGGTGGTAGCTTGAAACAATTTCCTCATGAAGTTGAAGTAGTTCAGAAACGTAAGGTATCTGATGGTGCAGGGGGCTTTAAAACAGAGTGGTCTCCTGTTGATACCATTGAGGCATTCGTTGATACACCAACATCTAAAGAGAGGTTATTAGCGCATCAGGTTCAAAACCCACTTGATCGTTTTATGTATTACCCTTATCGCACAGATTTAAAATCTAATATGCAACTACGCTTTGATGGTGAAATTTATGCATTCGCTGGTCGTCCCGAAGATCAAGGTGGACAACATGAAATCATGCGGGTTGCGTTAAAGTTGTTGACTGGATAATGGCTAAGATTACATTCAGTGGAAGTCGGTTATTAAGGGCGGCACAACGGTTTGAAGAAGGGCTACTTGATAAAGTATCAGACATCATATATGAGACAGCAAGAATCATCCAAACCCAGGCTAAGGCTCTTGCTCCAGCTGATGATGGTAGTTTGCGAGACTCTATTGAAATGAAGATGCTAGGTAAATTTAATGCGGTTGTTTCAGTTGGGGTTCATTATGCAGTGTACGTGGAGCACGGCACAGGTATTTACGCTGAGAACGGAAATGGCCGCAGAACACCATGGACGTATTTCAGCACAAAACTAGGTCGATATGTAACCACCGAAGGTATGAGAGCTCAACCATTTTGGGGTCCAGCTGTAGATGCTGGTCGAGAATACTTCGAAAGAGAAATGAGGCGATTAGGATTATGAGTAATTACTATGCCTTGCCTCTCTTTGAATTGCAGAAGGTAATTTATCAAAAGTTAACGGCTTGCGAAGCCCTAACATCCATTACACGAAAAGATGATGAAAATCTTGGCGTTTATGATGCAGTGGATGAGAATACACCGTATCCTTATGTGACAATCTCAGAGCCTTACACGAGCCCATTTGATACCAAAACCAGTAATATCGAAACCATTACTTTTACCATACACACCTGGTGGAAGGATAACGATGATTACAGTGGTAAGCGTAAGACGTATGAAATGCTATCAGCTTGTCAGATGGCTCTAATGACTCAAAATTACTCAATACTAGGCGCAAGAGTATTAAGTGTCACAAGACGAGAGTCTCGTGTTATTGACGATAATAGCCCTGGTGTAAAACATGGCATTTTAACAATTCAATATAAAGTACAAAACATTTAGCAGCCTTTTGGGGCTGTTTTTATTTTAGGAGGGAAAACACTTATGCAAAACGGTAAAGACACGGTCTTACTCGTACAATTAGCAGACGCAGCACTTGGCTCAGATGGTTTCTTAATCGGAAATCTTACTGAAAATAGTTACTCACTTGAGAGTGAACTAGTAGATGAGCAAACTAAATTCGGACGTATTTTAGCTTATGGGCAATCAAGCGAGTCATTTGAAATAACTGCTTATGGTGATAAAAGTGATCCAGGGCAGAAAGCTATCTTAAATGCTATCCGAAACGAAAAGCAATTAAAAGTGTGGGAAGTTGATTTAAAAGTAAATGACGATGATACGCATGACGCAAATTTTGCCTACACGTTAGTTGAATCGGTGGAGAAGTCATCACCAGGCGACGGTTTCCAAGAGCTATCTGCAACATTACAAGTCATTGGTAAATCACAACAAGGTAAATTACCTAAACTTCCACAAGAGGTAATTGAATTTGCAACGTACGGCTTCGAAACACCTGGTGAAAAGTCGGGCGAATTTGGTAAGGATCAAACGGAAGGTGTAGTAGTGGAGAGCGTATCAGTTACACCACAAACAACATCGGTAGTAGTAGGCAGTACTCGCCAACTTACAGTTACAGTTCTTCCAGTAGAAGCAACAAACAAAAATGTATCATTTGTTTCAAGTGACGAGGCTGTTGCTACGGTGACATCCGCTGGATTAATCACAGGTGTAACAGAAGGTTCAGCAACAATAACGATTACAACGGTAAGTGGTGGTAAAACAGCAACTTGCGCTGTAACAGTCACAGAATCATAATCAAAGCACTCTTAGGGGTGCTTTTTTCTTTTACTTAAAAACACAATAGGAGGGCTATATAACATGGCTACATTAACAATTGCAGGGAAACAACATGACGCGAAATTCGGTTTTGCATTTAAAAACTTAGCAGATAAAAACTACAACCAAACTGACAAGGAAGGTAATGAAGTAGGTGGTTTTAGTTCTATTTATACAGGATTACTACAATTTGATATAGACGCATTAAAAGCTTTTTGGGATTGCGGTTTAGCTCACTTGGGGACTAAAGGACGCCCAACAATTGCTGAAATCGAGAAAGGTTTAGAAGCACGAATTGATGAAGACGAAGGTACAGAAGAACTGTTCAAAGAGGCGTTTCGTGAAATTGATTCTTCGGGTTTTTTCAAAAGAGATGCCAAGATGTTTTGGAAGAACTTAGAGCTATTCAAAACGATGGGCAAGACAGACGAGGAAAAAGCCGAGAACGAGAAGGGCATTCAAATATTTATGGACGCCAAGGCGGAGTTGTTGGGCGAAACCGAGTTGACGGACTAGAATGGCTCGAAGTTTTAACCGATGCAGCGCAAAACATGGGTATCTATGACGTGGATCTAATCATGTCATGGACGCCTAATGAGTACAAAGCATTTAAAAAGGGAGCTCTTCTCCAAGATGTTGACGACTTAGAAAACATGGCTCGTATGGCTGTATTTCATCGTATCGCTGCTAATAAGAAAAAGTTGAACATAGAGAAGGACTTGTTTGACGCTAGAAGTGCTCGTAAGCGAATTATTGACGGTGATAACGCTTGGAAAGAATCAAAGAAAATTGATACTACACGTCATGCTAAGGCACAAGAAGCCATGAAGAAATGGGCTGAGAACATTAACAAGAAGAGGTGAAGTAGATGAACGGGAACTTTACAGCGCGTATTGGTGCACGTATTACTGAGTTTATGGCTCGTATGCGACAAGTCCAGAATACGATACGAACTACTGCAAATGACGTTCGTGTAGACATTGGTGCGGACGTTAGTGAATTTCGCCGCCGCATGGCTGAAATACGTGCTCGTATAGCTGCATTAGTGCGAGAGAAAGTCGTCATTAAGATAGAGGCACGAATACAAGAATTCCAGAACAGTATAAATCGTATAGCGACAAACATTCGGGCATTTGGCGAGCTAATGCAACACACGCTTATGGGTACGTTAATGGCGGTCTTCCCTGCTATATCTCCATTGATCGCTAATTTAGGGGTAGCAATTGCGAACTTAGGTCCAATGATTGGGACTGTTGCAGGCTCTACTTTTGCTTTAGCAGGAGCATTTGTTAGCGCAGGTGCAGCAGCTGGCGCATTTGCGATAGTAGCAATACCAACCATCAAAAAATTATTTGACGAAAATGCGAAGTTAAACGCCACTCAAAGTAAAGCAAAACAATCCTTTGATGCAATGAAAAAAACATATCAGTCCTTAGTAAAAGAGACTGAAAAACCAGTCCTGCAAGCTTTTACAAGTGCTATGCAGTTCACAAATACATTACTTACTAAACTAAGGCCCTTATTTTTATCTAGTGCTCAAGCAGTTGCAAAATTAATGGATCAGCTTAATCAATCACTAGACTCTCCACCAATTCAAAAGTTTTTGGAATACCTGAATACTTCTGGTGGTCCAATGCTCGAGACATTTGGACGTGCATTTGGCAACGTGTTTAAAGGTTTGTTATCCATGCTGACAGCGTTTGCTCCATTAAGTGCAAGTACTGCAAAAGGCTTCGAGGATATGACCGCAAGATTCGCTGAATGGGCAAACGGATTAAGTGGTAGTGCGAAATTCCAAGCATTTATGGATTATGTGAATACTAACATGCCGAAGATACGAGCGATATTCCGTGATGCAACAGCAGGAGTTGTTTATTTCTTCAGTGCATTTGGCGGATCATCAAGTGACATGATGACGGGTCTTGCAGATATGATGGCCCGATTTAAAGAATGGTCAGCTAGTCTTTCGCAAAATCAAGGATTCCAAACATTCTTATCCTATGTACAGCAAACAGCGCCGAGTGTATTGCAACTAATTGGTAATCTCACTAAGTTCCTTGTGAACCTGGGTATCGGTATGGCTCCTCTTGGTGCAGCTATTATTAACATTGTTAATAAATTTTTAGAGTTCACTAACTCTGCAATGGAAAGTAATCGTGCTATAGGAGTGATTCTAGCTGGACTAATTTCATTAGGTGGTATCTTACTAGCGGTAGTGCCTAATGTTATTGCTTTTAGTAAATTATTTAAAGGATTAGGCCCTACCTTAACAGCTGGTTTAGGGAAGGCTTTAAAGGTAGTCGGAGGTTTATTCACAAATTTTGGTGGGACCATGGCAACTCTAGGTACTAAAGTGATGGCTTTTGCAACAAGGTTTGGAAGTGGTTTAGGTTTAATCACAAATCCAGTTGGTTTAGTTGTCATCGCTATAGTAGCTTTCATTGCGATCTTGGTACGCCTCTATCAAACTAACGATAAATTTAGGTCACAAGTTCAAACTGCTTGGGAAGTAATTAAAACAGGAATTTCCATGGCTGTAGCAGGCATTAAAAATTCCGTCATGTCAGTTTGGTCACAGATAACAGAATTTTGGAATGAAAATCAAGAAAGCATAAAGTCAACTGCATCTACTATCTGGAATGTTATAGGAAATGTAGTAACAACAGTCATGACAGCTATAGGAGCTATAATGCAGTTTATATGGCCTGTTGTGAAAGCTTTAATTGTCTCTACTTGGGACGCGATAATGAATGTAATTAAAGGTGCTGTAAACATAATTCTAGGCATTGTAAAGGTGTTCACATCTTTGTTCCAAGGAGATTGGAAAGGTGTATGGGATGGTGTTAAACAAATCCTTAGCGGGGCTCTACAAGCTGCGTGGGGTGTAATTAATCTTTATTTTGTTGGTAAGCTACTTGGTCCATTAAAAGCATTCGGCGGAACTGCAAAAACCCTAATGCAAACAGTCTGGAATGCTATCAAAGGTATTTTCACAAATACATTAAATACAATTAAGACGTTTGTTGTGACGATATTTAACGGAATTAAAACAGCTATTTCGAATGTGATGAATAGCATCAAGTCAACTATCTCATCTATTTGGAATGCTATTAAGTCCACAATAACTTCTATTTTAAATGCTATTAAATCAATGATTTTAAATATCTGGAATGCCATCAAGTCGATTATTTCTAGCACCTTAAATAGTATCAAGTCTATTGTTATGAGTGTTTGGAACACAATTAAGAGTGTCATTTCAAGTGTGTTGAACGGTATTAAAAATGTAATTATGGCAATTTGGAATGGTATTAAAACATTTATTCAGAGCGTACTAAATGGTATTAAGACGATTGTCACGTCTGTGTGGGATGCTATTAAAACAATCGTTTCCACAACAATGAACGGCGTAAAAAAAGCCATCGTCGATGGCTGGAATGCCGCTAAATCCTTTTTATCTAGCATCAATTTAGTTGATATTGGTAAAAATATCATCCAAGGGCTGATAAATGGAATAGGCTCTATGATGAGTGCTGTCACAGGTAAGATAAAAGAAGTGGCATCCTCTGTCACGAATGGTATTAGAAAATTTTTAGGCATCCATTCACCATCACGCGTCATGATTGCTTTAGCTAAATGGATTCCCATCGGTGTTGCTAAGGGTATTGAATCTGCTACTAACGTAGTTCAAAAAGCTACGAACATCATGGCAGGCAAGGCTATTCCTGATTTCAGTAAGTCTATTACTACAACTAAATCCGCGATGGATAACATTAATTATATTGTTAAAAATTCAACGTCCAATACAAGCGCTAATGCTCTTGCCATTCAAAAAGATTATGCTAAGAAACGTGCTGATCTTGACCGTAAAACTGAACAACAAATTTCAGTTATTAAAGCATCGGCATCAAAAAAGACTCAAACAAATACGAAGGCTCAACAACAACGCATTAATAACATCTTGGCTGATGCTGCAGCTAGTCGTCAAAAATTAGCCAAACAAGAAGCTGAAGCACTAGCTAAAGCAAGAAGTAAGTCACAAGCTGAAACGTTAGAAGCTTTAGAGCAGTATGTATCTAATAAAGAATCACTTGAATTATGGTCTACTGAACAACAAGCAGGGTACTGGAAGTATGCAACTACTCTGTTTAAGGAAAATACAAAAGAGCGTATTAAAGCACAGAATAATTACAACAAAGCAATGGCTGAACTTGCCAAAGAGCAGTTTGAGAAAGAGAAAAATTACATTGAGCGTAAAAAGAATTTCAATCAATTGTCACTTACTCAGGAACTGGCTGCTTATGAAAAGTATATGAAGCAATACAAAGCAGGTAGTGAGGAACGTATTTACTACGAAGAAAAGGTGGCACAAACAAAGAAAGAAATTCATGAAAAGTTGGTATCTCTCAATGAAGAATACACATCCAAGATTCAAGAGGCTAATCAAAAACTCATCGATGGATCCAAAGCACTTACACAAGAATATGAGGATGCAGTTAAATCACGAACGCAATCATTATATAGTGTTGCTGGTATCTTCGATGAAATGGAAGAGAAGGCAGAGAAGGCAGCTGTATCTGGTCAAAAGTTAATCGATAACTTGAGAGGGCAGAACGAGGCGTTTAAAGAATGGGCATCCAATTTACAAGCACTAGGGGCTAAAGGTATTGACCAAGGGTTACTATCTGAACTACAAGCGTTAGGTCCATCTGCATCTGCTGAGATTGCAGCCTTAAATACATTGAGTGCTACTCAACTAGCTGAATATGTAGCATTGTGGCAAGAGAAATCCAACCTAGCACGTTCCCAAGCTGAATTAGAGCTAACAGGAATGAAAGAAGATACTGCTAAAAAGATTGAGGAATTAACAGCTGAAACGGCTACGCAGTTAGATACTTATAAAACAGAATGGGCCAATAAAATTAAAGAAGTACGTACAGGTACTGTCAATCAATTTAATGCGATGGTTGCTACAATGCCTCAAATCGGCCGTAATGTTATTAAAGGCATGCAACAAGGATTATCAGAATTAACGCCTGATTTACTCGCACAAGCTCAATCCATTGCAGAGAGTATCAAAGCTACTATTCAAAGTGCTTTAGACATCCATAGTCCGAGTCGTTGGGGTAAAAAGATGATTGGCCATAACTTGGTGAAAGGGATTATTATCGGTCTAGCTGATATGAAATCGGATGCCATTAAAGCTGCTGAAAGAGTAGCTGAATGGATTCAACCGCACGTTGAAGTTAGCGATATTATTAACGACATCAATGGTGCCATCGATGCCATTCAAACCGAGATTGAACACAAAGTAAAAGTAGATGTTAATGTAAACGGTGAGGGTGGCCAAGGTACAAATGATAAAGGGGTACATCAAGAGGTGCACTTACATTCACCAACACCTTTAAGTCCATCAGAAAATGCACGACAATTGAAAAAAGTAGCACAACAAATGGCTTACAGTTAATTAAAGGAGAGGTCGTCTTATGGAGATTGTCACATATACCAATCGTTTTGGAGAGTCCGTCACATTTGGCGGTCCTCCTTTTTATTTGCAGGAAATTATCGGGCTTGGTGATGTGCCAGCCAATTTACAAACACAACGGGTACCATACGAAGACGGAAGCACCTTAATCGATGTATTGCTAGAGGAACGACCAATAGATATTACATTTCTTATAGTTAATGCAGTAGACGAGGGTGGATATGAAACCGTGTCAAGACGGAGAACAGAAGTAGCACGTATCGTCAATCCTAAGCTTGGTCCTGGTACTCTACGTTATGAAAATGATTTTCTAGTCCGTGAGATTTTAGTAGTTGCATCTAGTGTACCAGTATTTCCAGATGGTGAAGGTAGGGCTAAAACATTACAAAAAGGCTTGATTAATTTCATGGCACCAGATCCGTATTGGCGAAGTTTGAAAATCGATGAAGAACCAGCTTTCAAACCGTTATTTCAGTTCCCATTTAGCGGTCCTTTCCAGATGGGGATGCAACGGGATAGACGGATCATTAACAATGACGGAGATGTAGCAGCACCACTCTACATTGAGTTTTATGGACCTGCAACTAATCCAAAAATCGAAAATATAACAACTGGCGAGTTTATCAAAGTTAATCAAACGCTCGCTGAAGGTGAAAAGATGGTAATCGATACAACACCAGGGACAAAATCGGTTGAATTTGTTGATGAAGATGGATCTCGAAGAAACGTTATAAACTGGCTCCATTTAGACAGTGTATTTTTTAAATTACAGCTAGGCGAAAATGACATTAATTATACAGCTGACAATGACGTCCAAGGAGCAATCGTAAACATCAGCTACCATAAGCGATATAACGCAGTATAGGAGGGTAAATATGGCTGAAATATTTAAGTTTTTTAATAGCGCACCAGGAGATGAGCGCTGGCACTATGCAAGTGATTTTGCTGATTACTTTGGTAATGTGCTATCAAGTGGGCTGTTACATAAAAACGGCACACCTAATCTACAAGTAAAAGTAAATGCAGGCACCATGCAAACGTATGTAGAGGCTGGCGAGGCATTAATACAAGGCTATCAATATCAAAATACAACACCATTATTTTTAACGCATGGTCTACCTGAGCCAAACTTAGACCGCATTGACCGTATTGTCTTACGTTTGGATAAACGGAATAACGCTCGATTCATCAGACTGTTTGTAAAAGAAGGGGTATCAGCTACAAACCCTGTACCTCCATCTTTGCAACGAGATCAATACGTATTTGAATTGTCGTTAGCACAAATACGACTAACCAAAAATACATCTTCCTTAGAGCCTTTAAAGCTAGTAGATGAACGTATGAAAGAAGATTTATGTGGTATCGTTTATTCGCTTATTAGCGTACCAACAAGCGTGTTTCAACAACAATGGGATTATTGGTTTAATCTCAAGAAACAGTCGCTTGAGGATGATATGGAAGCATGGCAATTACAGCAGAAAAATGACTTTGAGACGTGGCAAGCGATTCAGAAACAAGAATATTTAACTTGGATTGAATCGATTAAAGATATATTAGATGAAAATGTAGCAGCCAATTTAGCAGCTAGAATAGCTGAGTTAGAGCAGGGGCTCGCTAACCATATAGCTGAAGTTTCACATATTAAGTGGATTGAAACTGTAGGAGGTTCAGCAAATGCATTAACTGCTACTGTTCCTGGTACTACAAGTTATAAAAATGGCTTGGCTGTTTCATTCCCAGCAACCTCCAACAGTACAGCAGCAATGACATTAAATATAAACGGATTAGGTGCTATCCCAATCAAGAAAGCTAATGGCACCGCATTTAGTAATGCAAAGGCTAACGGAGTATATACAGTTCGTTATCGTGCAGGGGCTTTTATCTTACAGGGTGAAGGGGGGGCGGGAAACGCACAACCTAGCGACGTGCGAAAAGACAAGACGTTTACAAATGACAACGGGGAACAGATAGGTACGCTTGTCGCTTATTCCCCATACCAGGAGATACCGATTGATAAACTCAACAGAACGTATAATGGAGGATATTTTGGTAATTTATCAAACTTAACAAATTATGGTTTATCTGGATATACGGCAATGGGACCAGTGCCTATACGACATGATTATAAAAATGCCATTATACACACCAATTGTGCAGGGTATAGATCGTATGGGGCAGATAGTGCGGGTTTAAGATTCATGTTAATGCCGAGAAATAATAGCGCGCACATTCTAGAATTAGACATCGAATACGACATACTATATGTTACTCAGGGCGATAGTAAGATTTCGAAGGTGCGAGCTTATGATTATACCGTGTATTGGGAAACTCCAACTAGTATTACGTCAATGTCATGGAGAGGAACATCCGTGGTCCCTGGAGACAAAGGGGTCGTTTCGTTTGGCGAATACTATGCGTATAGATACAGTACTACTGGGGCTAAAACATGGGAGATTCGTCATTATATAGACGCGTCAACCATCACAGCAGTTACCGCAACTAAATCTGACATTATATTAGTAACTGGATGGAAGTATGATGCTGGGAAGTATGTTAATACGATATATAAATTTAATGGTGCGACAGGTGTTCAAATGAGTGTATCTGACAACTGGACTGGTGGTAATGTTCAAGACTCCATTGCATTTATGAGGGTCGATGAACAAAATCAAAGGTTCATAACCGTATCGAGTCAGGGCTATATACAGTCAAGGTCGGTTGCGAACATTGGGACAATAATAAATGTGGTATACAATACTTTCAGTAACAACGCTGTAGGTGTCGAAATAGATGACTTTGGTAATGTTTACGTATTAAGCAGAGAAGGATCGTTTGGATACGGTGTTGCCAAGTACAGTCCCACTCTAAACCTGTTATGGAAATGTAGAACTATGACGCCAGAACTTATGGTAGGTATGGATATTGACCACACGCCAGGACTTGCATACCCCGAGATTTACAATGTAACAAGCACAGGAGTTTCAGGGACTAATTTTTCAGGAGCTAAACATAAACAAACAATAACAATAAATCCTTAGGAGGATATTAAAATGCCAGTATTATTTGTCGAAGAAAATGGATTAGTGGATAAAAAACGAGTGTTTCGTATAGCATTCGTAACCGAAGGGATGTCCGATGAAGATTTAGCGTCAGGAATCAGGGTAGATTCAGTACCAGAACCCGAGTCTAATGGTATGCTATACCAACTTTATATCAACCCTCAAAATAAAGAGATGTGGTACGAATACGAAGAAGTGCCGAAGTCTGAAATGGAAATACTAAAGGAAGAAAATGAAGCATTAAAAAAATCTCAAGCTGATCAGGATGAACTACTTATGCAATTGATGTTGTCAATGGGAGGTAATTGATTTGAGTGTTATTTATAATCTATTTTTACGCAACTGGTGTAATTGCAGAGCAACAGAGGAACAAATTGATTTAGCTGTTACTAAAGAGTTAATAACCAAAGAAGAGGCCATCAAAATTAAAGCGACTGAACAAAATAACGAAACCAAGTAAACGCAGCATAAGCTAGCGTTATTTTTATTGTCTAAATGAGCAGGGAATCCATTACTTTTATTGAATTTAGATAGTAAGAGGCGGTGTATTTCAGTTGAATGCAATAAGAAATGAAAAAGTTTTTACTACTAATCTAAAAGAAGCTTATGAATTTGCTCATTACTTATACCTAACTAAAGGTGTTGGTAATATCGAGATAGAGCAAATTGAAGATGATTGCTATGTGAGATTTACAATGGAGTATAGTCATGAATTAGGTAAACAAATACGGAATATAGTTGAACAATTCAATCTAGAAAGTTTAGTCTTTTATGGTGTATTTTGGGACGTTTTACGGGGGTATATACCTGAATGAAGTAAGCCTTCCACAGGTATTGTGGAGGGCTTTTATTATACAAAAGAAGGTGGTTACATGCAAAATATTCCTTTAAGAATCATTGATGATGAATTTAATTTACTTGGTGAGGTAGATCGATACTCATCAGCTCAAATAGGTATTTCATGGTCAGGTATTGGGGAATTAGAACTTCAAATTAACCGTTACTTGCAACATGCCGACAAGCTAGTCAAAGGCAATATCGTCTTCCCTTACAATCAATTAGATCAAGCTTACATCATCAGGCATCGAGAAATTGAGTTAGATGAAAACGGCAAGCAAACGGAGAACTGGAGTATTAAAGCCTTGTCTCTAAAAACTTTCACGTCTCAACGCCTTATCTATCCAGCAGCAGGCAAGACTCATGAAAGTGTGACAGGTAATGTAGAAACAGTAATGCGTCATTTTGTGAACACGCAGATGATTAATCCAAGTGATCCTGCTCGTATCTTTCCACGATTGGTGCTAGGCGCTAACCAAAATAAAGGTCCAGCCATTGAAGAAAATTCAAGGTATGATCCATTAAATGAAAAGCTGACCGAACTATCAGACCTTCATGGTCTAGGTTGGAACATTGAGCTTGATCTGAAAAATAAACGCTTTGTATTCGTTGTGAAAGAAGGAAGAAACTTAGTAGCCAATCAAACAGGGCTTCCACAAGCTATTTTCTCAACGGAGTTTGAGACGATCGAATCCCTAGAATACACCGAAAGTGATTTGGATTATAAGAACTTCGCAGTCGTTGCAGGGCAGGGAGAGGGCATAGAGCGCAGGATTATCTCCATTGGTGATGCTGTAGGTGCTGACCGTTATGAAATGTTTGTGGACGCAAGAGATGTGTCAGAGGAAGATGATGAGGGAAATCCGCGTCCGGTTGAAAAGGTAGTAGCTGACTTAAACAAGCGTGGTAACGAAAAGCTGTCAGAACACGCTCAAGAGATTTATTTAGGCTGCCAGATACTTACTACATCAAGATTAATTTACGGTAAAGATTTCAGCGTAGGTGATGTGGTTACTGTTCGTGATAAGGGCTGGAGTGTCACAATGGACACTCGAATAACTGCTGTAAAAGAAGTATATGAATACGGCAAGCGAAAGATAGAGGTCGTATTCGATAATGATAAGCCTACTTTTATCAGTAAAATGAGGCGTGAAATTGATGCATTGAAGTATGAGTTGAAGAAATGAGCTAAAGGTTAGGCACTATTTTTTCTTATTCAAATTAAGACATATTTAATAAAGAAAAGGGGATGCTAAGTGTGTAACAAAATATAAACATAGTGGAGGGTTTTATTTACCATGGCTGATTTTGAAATTGTTGTTGAAGTTGAAACTGATGTAACATCAATTACGGGAGTAAGAGATTCTAAATGGTCGAATTGGAGTAAAGTAACTGCTCCAGAAGGTTTTGTAATAAATAAGGAAAAAATTAATGTAGAAGCAAAAACTGAAATGGGGTCAGAGAATTCATATGAAATAGAATGGGCTGATTATGTAGAAGTTGTTCCAGGCACTGGTATTGAACTTCCTAGAACATTGAATGCAAGAGCATTTGCAAGAAGTTCAAAAGGACACAGAGCAGGAAAAGGTGCTTCAAGGTATAAAATTTCAGGAAACTTTACTAAGTTGCCTTAAATATATTATTGCCCTCCATGTATTGTGGAGGGTTTTTATTATGCGCTATGAAGGCAATCGAGATGGGCAACGGTACGCCGTACTGAATCTCGATGCTTCTCATGGCTTTTTATTTTAAATAGGGCAAAGGACGTGGATAAATGGAACAATCATTTAAATTTTTACTTAGCACAGTAGGCGGAGTAGTGTCGTGGCTTGTAGGCGGTTGGGGTTTACTAATGACGGTGTTGTTAATTCTAAATGCAATTGATTTTTTATCAGGTATGGCAGCCAACTGGGGAACGATTAACAGCAAGCGCGGTTATCAAGGCATCATCAAAAAAGGCATGATGTGGGTTTGGATCGTGGTAGCTAATCTCATCTATTTAGTGCTGCAAGACCAAGGATTTACAATTGGGCAGATTATTCCTGATGCAGTTGTTTTAATGTTCATCTTAAACGAATTGGTGAGCTTAGGAGAAAATTCAGCAAAACTTGGTGTGGACATGCCTGCGCCAGTTAAAAAAGCTTTAGAAATCTTCAATACGAAGGAGGAGAAGACAAAATGA